TACAGTTAATGGGGTCAATTCCGTTGCGTACGTTGGTCGCTTCCGGGGTTATTTTGTTGCCCCGGATGTGATGACGGCTGCGGAACGTGCTGACTTGCACGCCTTCGTCGCTAATGCTCTCAACCACGCCACCATTAAAGCGGTGGTGAAGGACCTCGATCCGATGTACTAATGACCCGCAAGGGTTCATGGTGCATCAAACTGGGGACCTGGTGCTCAGCTTCCAGAGCTGGACACTTGGTTGAACTTATCTTCCCCGAAAGGGGTCTTGGCCGCGTTACGCATGAAGCGATCTGCATTGAGACTGATTGTGCGGGCTACGATCATCCGTCAGGATGGTCGCGGTTCGACAGTCAGTTTCAGCAGGCACTCCTTTCAGACGTGACAAAGTACCCTAAGAGACTCTGGAAAGGGAAGGTGAAGCATTGGAGGAAGAAGTAATGCGCGTTAGCCATGCTGCTCAAGTGTTTAAGCTTGAGTGCGACCTCTTGCATCGACTATGCGAGAACATAGACTCTCCTCGGAGTCTAACAGTGTATATGCTGGCCAAGGCCGGCCAGTGGAAGGAGATTCTTGGACTTTCGTGTGACCCGCGTCACTATGATGATCATCGGAAGTTTTCCGATGACTATCTGGTGACAACGGTTATGCAGAAGAACCCAAGGCTCCCCACTGGTATCGACAAGGCAGCTGTTGCACTGGGGAAGTTTCGAGAGAGTGAGACAAAGTGTGCTGAAACCAACTCTCGTATTACAGATTACCTTGAAGGGCGGCTGTCGCCGCTCGCTGATGTCCGTCGCGCCGTACACAACGCGCGTGAGAACATCAGAGGAATCCTTGGACCCTTAACACGGTCCAAACTCGGTTTTGCCGAGCGTAATATGAGGTTCGGTCCGGGTGCTACTACGTCTCTATCGGGAGTGGTGACTCAGGGTAAGAAGTACTCGAGTCGAGTAATCGACGCCACACCGAGAGTTGCGGCTTTTAGGACTTTCGCCTTTCCGGCTTATTGGAGAGGTTCAGTCACAGATATCCGTCTGAGACAGAGTTCGAAGCTGACAACAGTTCCCAAGAATTCGAAAACCGACCGCGTTATATGCATTGAGCCCGATCTGAATATCTTTGTTCAGCTAGGGATTGGTGCGTTGTTGCGCGAGCGGCTACGAGTTTCTGGTCTCGATCTAGATACACAAGTGAATAACCAGGAAGCCGCGAGGCTCGCCTGGAAACAAGATCTGTGTACCATGGATCTGTCCGCTGCCAGCGACACTATCTCGAGAGAGGTGGTGTGGCTGCTACTCGACTCTAATTGGGCTGATCTCCTTCATTTCGCTCGGGTAGACTATACCCAGGTGGGAGAAGAGGTTGTGAAGCTCGAGAAGTGGTCGAGTATGGGCAATGGATATACTTTTGAGCTGGAATCGCTCCTTTTTTATGGAGTGGTTACTGGGTGTTGTGAAGCACTC